CTAATTGCTTGTGCTTTTTTGAGCAATTAATCTTTTATATTTGTCTAATAGCTGTTCTTCCGTTTCCTCATGCTGCGGATCTTTAGGAATACAGTCGACTGGACAAAATAATTGACATTGTGGCTGATCATGGTGACCAACACACTCTGTACATAAATCTGGATTAATTTCATAAATCACTTCACCCATAAAAATAGCTTCATTTGGGCAAACTGGTTCACAAACATCACAGTTTATGCACTCATCGGTGATATATAACGACACTTTACCAACCTTGTTGATGTTTACGTTCAAAAGCTTCAACCACAGCTTGCGGAACAAACTTGGTTACATCACCTTTTAAGCGTGCAATTTCTCGAATCAACGTCGAAGAAATAAAAGAATACTGTTCGGAAGGTGTTAAAAACACGGCTTCAAAATGTGGGTCCAACTGGCGATTCATATTAGCCAATTGAAACTCATATTCAAAATCAGATACTGCTCTTAAACCGCGAAGTACTGCTGTAGCCTTTTGTTCTTTGAAAAAATTAACCAATAAACCATCAAAACCTACAAATTCAACATTTGATAGATGGCCTAATGATGACTGTGCCAGTGCAACTCTCTCTTCTAGACTGAACAAAGGATTTTTATGATGTCCAATTGCAATTGCTACTACGACCTCATCAAACATTCTTGATGCTCTAGTAACTAAATCAACGTGCCCATTTGTGATAGGGTCAAATGTTCCAGGATAAATTACACGCGTTTTAGACATCCGCTAGTACTCTAATTGTATTGTGCACCTATTTTAGCAAAAGTTATACATGAGGCGAAATATTGATATGTGGGAAAAAACTTCACCTTGGCATCAGTTTACGGCACAATAGGGGCAATTGTGGAAGTTTGAATTATGGCGAAAGCAACAGTAGTAAAGAATAATAAGTGTGGATGTTTATTTTAATTCTATATAGTTCCTTTTTTAAAGCTAAGTTTTTGAATTATAAAAGTTGTTGTTCTTATTAGTTCCTTATAGTTTGTTTACATCCTCCAAAAAAACGGGTAATAATGCGGGTAACGAACTGATTATTCTTACCTCATGGCCTCTGTAAAACTTTCTGATCTTAAAATTAAAGCACTGAAACCTAAAGAAAAAGTCTACAGAATATTGGATGCAGATAGACTTTACATAGAAGTTCGTCCTTCAGGAGCTAAAGTTTGGCGGTTTAAGTTTGTTTTTAATGGTAAAGAATCTTCTATGAGTCTTGGCGAATACCCGGCTATTACTTTGGCAGATGCTCGAATCTTAAAGGATGAAATGCGAGCAAAATTAGCCAAAGGCATTCATCCAGTAGAAGATCGACAAAATAATAAGGCTAAGGCATTAGAAGAAGGAAAAAATACATTCAACGCTATTGCAGCCGAATTTAAAGAAAAACGTATGACGTTGAAGTCTGAAATTTATCAAGAGAAGTTCGATACTGCTTTAGAAAAAGATATATGCCCGGTTATTGGTAAAAAAAATATTAAAGATGTGACTGCGGCTGACGTATTGAAGATTTTAAATAATACGATTAATCGTGTTACTAAAGAAACTAATGGAAAAATGACGGGTGAATCTGCCGCTTTACAAAATCGAAGATTCATTGGTGCTGTAACCCGTTATGCAATTGCCACTTTAAGGCTTGAGAATGACCCCACTTACGCTGTACGTGATGTGATCAAGCGCCCTCGTGTAAAACATGCAAGAGCCTTAACTAAAGAAGAAAGAAAAAAGGCAAGAACTCAATTGCCTAAATACAATGGAACAGAGACTGTTAAGAATGCTGGCTTCATTCTCTTATATACAATGCTTCGGGCAATTGAAATTAGAAAAATGCAATGGAAATGGGTCGAGTTTGATACAAGACTTATTAGATTTCCAGAAGAGGCAATGAAAAAATCCAGAATCCATATTCTCCCTATATCTGACCAAGTTTATGAAGTTCTTAAGCGTCAATATACAATCTCTGGTGATAGCGAATTAGTTTTCCCTGCTATTTTCAGTAAGAAAAATGATGGCATGTTAGCTAAAGAAACGCTGAACAGTATGCTTGAGTATATTGGCTTAAAAGGCGTGACCACTCATGATTTCAGGGCTACAGCTTCTACCCTGCTATATGAAAAGGGCTATGAAGAAGCTTGGGTAGAAAAACAGCTTGCTCATGCTGAATCTAACAAGACAAAAGCATCCTATGACCATTCTCAGCACTTAGATGCCAGACGTAAAATGCTTCAAGACTGGGCTGATATTGTAGATAGTTGGAAAGACTAAAAGTTTTGCTTCATATCAAAGGTCCATCTTTTGCCATTGTAAGTCACAGTTCCATCTAAATTAATCAGCAACTCTTTTAAAGAGTAGTCATAGATTTTAAGAACATTCCCGTTCTTATCTAAATCAGCGGGTAGATTGCAAGTATTTTCCATCCTGCCCGCTTCCGAAACCATGATCATGACTTGCGACATCACAAAGCCCTTACACAAATCGAGACATTCACATTACTATTAATTGTGTGAGCTGTGCAACCTGAGAAGATTAAGCACAGCAATGTGATGATCGATGCAACTTTGGTACGTTTGCACATATAAGTTACTTCTTTAAAAAGAGTGCTCGTTCTGCTTCTCGGCGACGAACTAGGCCCTTCATAACCTTGCCACCTGCTTTGTTCCAAACTAGGAATTGATCGGCAGCGCCTTGGTAGTCGCCTTTATTAAGCAACTTGAGCAATGTTGAGCCCTTAAAAGCACCTGAACCAATGTTGTAGGTCAAAGAGACTAATGCATCAAATTGATTTTGAGTTATGGGAACTGTCACAGATTCATTTACAGTCTTTTCAAATTTAGCTAAGTCGTGTTTAAAATAGGCTTTAGCTTGCTCAGGTGTGCAAATGTCACCTTGCTTAACCTTCACACCATTTGGATAAACTGTGGTGCCAGTGCCAATGGTCCAGACTCCTACACCATCATCGTAAGCATTGAATCGTGTGCCTTCAAATCCTGAGATTAGGTCAACACCAAAATCACTTGTAGTTTTTCCACCTGGTGCAAGTTTATCGACCACTTTATTTAGATCATCTACTTGTGCTTGTGTAAGCTTGCCGCCTGCAATAACTCGTGCAGCATCAAAGAAGTTTTTAACTGTCATGGCTCACCGCCTGTAATATCATTTTTAGCCTTCTTAATTTCCTTGATAACTTCAACAATCGTCTTGCCTTCCTGTTTATCAATAAAATTAAAAACCCACCTGATCAAAGCCCAGCCCGGCAAGCCACAGACAAAGAAAAGCCCACCTATTGCAAACCATCCCCATGTGTCAGTTGCCCATGCATGAAGTGTGAATTTCATGATGATCAACGATCCACCAGCCAAACTTGATACAACTGTACAAATCAAGCCAACCGCCCATTCTTGAGGCGAACGTGGCATACGAGTCATCAATACAACTGCCGCAACCAAAGCAACAGCTAATGTCACCATGATTGCTACTCCATAAAATTTTAAAATTGCAGCAAAGCCGCTTGTGGAAACTGGTTCCATAATTACCCCTAATTTTTCGGCATAAAAAAGCCCTAAGCTATTGAAGCAAAGGGCTTGTGGTGGTTTGGTGGGTATTATTGGTTTAGGCTTCTAGAGTAATGGGTTCTCTAAAAAGAAACCCTCAATATCCCCCTCTAAAATTTTAGCTCCCATAAAAAAATAGTGACTTCCCATCGGGTTTGCCCTCGGCGGTATTCCTGCACTTTTCATTTGTTCAAATAAGACTATTTTATTTGAAGGGCTAATCACTAAATAAGATGGGTATCGACCATGCTCTTTGTAGAATTGATCTCTTAGCTCATTTATATAATTAAAATAATCCATGTATTTAACACCTTAACTTGGGGTAATTGTTGTTGCGCCATCGGTTGAAATCCATGCTGAGTACTCGTTACTACCTACCGATTTCATAAATTTATTAATCGTAGAATTAAAAACCTCTCGTCCTAACCATTTATTCCCTATTGAATTAATTACATGTGCACGATTTTGCAAATCTTCTGAAGTTACACTTTCAATAATTTGAGATTTAGTGTTCTCAACTTGGAACCAATGTGATTGGTTTGAGTTCCCATAGGGATTTGCATACATTTTTAATTTAGGATAATCAGATAGTACTGAAATATATTTAATATCTACTGATTTAGGGCTAACATTATTGATAGAAATTGAGTACGAAGGATCAACATAATTTTTAAATCTAATAGGAGCCTCCACGGAGGTATTATGCATATAGATTAGACTTGTCCAATTCTCAGAACCAACCCCTGCACTACCTCTAAAATCAAAAGCTATGTTTGTATTTTTAATCGTACAGTCAATAAATCTGTTATAGTGAGAGATCGCAAGTGATACAGAAGACAAAGAATCTTTTCCGAGTATTTCAGTATTTTTAATCTCGTTATTGTGCTGGCTTGAAATTAACAACTGTCCGTGAATAGTAGAATCTTGGATATAGGAGCGTCTGATCTGTGATTCCCCATCCTCAAAAGATGCTGTGAGATAAACATCCTTAAACACACAATCGCTAGAAACCTTCATTTTAAATGCATCGGTATGTATTATTTTATCGTCGTCAATCGAATTCCATAAAATAATATTTTTTGCCTCAATATTTTGAAGCTCTACAGCAAATGATTTAAAGATGTGAATACGACCTTGCGCAATTGCAGAATAATCTGAATCATCGCTTAGTTGTCTATATTTAATACTGTGACTTTCTGAAATATTACACATAACAGCATTATAAATAGAGTCTTCTAGGATGTACTTCCCTGTTCTAGACCCATTATTAGCCAAGACATTAAAAGTACAATATGTATTTATGAGTGTTCCAACATTTACACCAATAATATTATTTATATTAGCATTGCCTCGACAAAACTGAATACTCGCCACAATATCAAGATTTTTTCCTGAAATATTGCTAGCAACGCAATCCCAACAGGTATTAAAATAGAATCCTATTTTTGCATGCCCTGTAACGCCGCCAGTTCCCGAGATATTTAAGTTATTAGCTATGCAAAGGTTTGCGCCCTCCCAGATTATCAGAGGGCAGTCACCACCCACATAATCTGCGGTTGCATCTGTTAAGCTGCATTTTGATGATCCGCGGCGGATTGACTGACCAAACGATATTGTTTTTGATGAACAGTTTGATATGTGGCTTTCGTAACATGTAATAAAATCTACACCATAACCCGAACCATCGAATGAGCAATTACTAACAAGATTTTTTACACCGCAATAAGACACAATACTAATATCAGCACCTTTATTATTACATTTAATATTTTTAAAGGAACAATTAGATGCGCCACCTAATCGCTCAATGCGAGCAAAATTCCAACCCTGGTGATCATCTCTGTTATTTTCATCGCTAAATAGACCATACGTTTTAACTGTTGTTAAGTAGTCATTGGATATTTCATCATATAAATAAATGGTATTTCCAATAATTTGTTTGATTTGTGCAATCTCACAACGCCATAAATCTACGTCTTTGCGCACCCAGTCTTGACTTGAACCAGTGTACTGTTCCATTACGCGCCACATATCACAGTAGCCATTAGATATAAAAATATAATCATCAGGGGAAAAATTCTGTGCATCCTCGACAACTATGCTTGAGGATTTTTTGAGTGCATCCATGGATATTTTTGACATTGGATTCTGTGCGGCACTTGAACGCTGATACTTATAGTAAATTTCAGCAATCCCAGATGAAACGAACGCTGTTCGATCTTTGTTATATATAGCGCCTGCAAATTTTCCTGACGATATAAAGTTAACAACTCCGCCGTTCAAATCTATTTTTAAGTTATCGTGATAAATACATGTATCTGTTACAAAATGATTTTTTAGATTAGAAGTGAGGGAGCCTATTTTACCGCGGAGGTAACTAAATGCTTTTTGAAAAGCAATAGTATTATCTTCATTTTCTTTTGCGCCAAAATACTCAAGCAATAGTTTTTCATATTGTCTAACCCATCCATCTATAATCACACCGCCATCGTTAATATTTCTAAGATTGTGTCTGTAAATAAATGTGCCGCCCCCAATACCAGTGCCTTGATAGTAAGACTTCACATAAACTGTGCGACCATCCCATCTTACTAAATATTGAAGATCGGCTATGGATTCAACCGTAGTTACAGCAATAGAACTAACAAGACCACTATCTACAATATTATTCAGAAGCACTTGAACCCATGCTCGAATATCAAGATCACCTTTTATTCGATCATTGGTTTCTTTGATCAGTGCCGCCCACAATGCAGCAATTTTGCTAGTTAATGCAGCCCACAGCAAAGTCACCTGAACCCCCAGCTCTTGTAGCTTCCACCAAATTAAATCAAAGTCTTTATTTACTGAAGGTGGTCGAAATGAGTTATCGTAAGATTGATACTCTGTAGTTCTTTGGAATGGTGTATTACGCTCAAGAGTTACTCGAATGCCATTCGCTGGAGCATTATTAAAAGTAACCGTGTTGTTATTTAGTCCCCATGATCCGATAGGGGCCTCTTCACCATTAAATGAAACAATCAAATGCTCAGGTTTATCACAGTCAAACTCTAATGGGAAAACTGTTGTAATCCCATTTGCAATATATTCTTTTAATGGCGTCTGTTCTGGTACTGCCATAGCCTACCCCTAATTTTCGAAATCTAAGGCGGCTTCATGTACGCCACCGTTTGTTCTCCAATTAGGCGTTTCTTCATAGTCAGTTTGGTTGAGTGATTTACCTATGCGTATAGGTTCATCAGATATTGCACCTGCTAATGAATCTAATGGATCATCAATCTGGTTCGTAACTGCTGGATTCCATGAGCGCATAATACGAACTTCAAAACTATCATCTTCTGGCTTATCTGGATCATATAAAACTGATACATGAGCCCATAGAACACCCGAATTTAATGGGCCTTCAATAGCTCCTAAAATCCTTAGGTTTTTATTCTTAGTTTCTTTTATTTCAGTTACACCACATCTAACACCTTGTTGTTTGAGGCAACTCTTTAGAACACTTGGGAAAAATCCACCTACACCATTTGTTTCTACCGTCACTCTAGTAATGTAAAACTCTTTAATAAGTTGAACTAATTGATAGACCTGTCCACCTATAATGTTGTGGCCTGATTCATCCGTAGGACCCACTTCTCCTTTCAGGCTAATAGATCTATGCCAGTACATTCGGCCTTGTTCATCATGAAGAATTAGTGCAACAGATGAGATATCTGAATCTTTCTTCCCTTCAGATGGATCAACACGTAGAGAAGCAGAAGCAATTCTGACATTGCCTAACATCATTAATGCAACGCCATTGGCATATTTTAAAGTTGGTTCACAGTCATATGGGATCAACTTGTCAGGATCAAGACGAACATCACCAATAGGCTTAGCATGTAGTTGGTATTGTGAATCCCATTCATTGATAGTTCGACACTTTTTACGTCGTTTTGTCATTTCCTGTTTAGTGAAGCGTTCAGGCCATAGTGCTTTGGCATAAAAGTCAACAAATGAATAGTCATCAAGAAGTGTTACTTTATAGCCATTGCCATGTTTTTCTATTGTGTAGTGCTTATTCTCTTCTAGGCACTTACTATATTTATGAATGCCACTAAAAACATATTCAGGATAGAAGTTTAGAACTGCTTCTCTTCGCCCCTCTATTCGATATTCATGTTCAAACATCCTTCTAATAAAGCAGTTTGCCCCAGCCTCAATCATTTCTTTATAGATTGACTCATAGCTGTGTGGAGTCCCAATAAATAGACTTGTTCCACCAGGAACTAAAATATGGGTCTGCTCTGTAAGGCTATGTTTTAATTTTTCTCGATTTTCTTCTGTGGCTACGTTCTTCTGTACTTCTACGTCATCGTTTTGGATATGTTTGGCACGTTGTCCAGTTACGCTTGATAAAATGCCTCGCGCATACATAGAACCATACTGTTCATCATTCGAGCCTTCTACCCACCATTTAATGACACCACCATGAGATTTCTTTACATTATTAAGTTTACAAAGTGGGTGATTGGCAAGAATACGAACTACTGCTCGACTACACTTAAGAGCATCAATATTTGTTGCTCCTTGATGCAACACTAAATCATCAACATCACGATAGAAGCGCCAAGCATTAAATACAGTTACTATCCCTGATTTATTATGCCCACGTGGAAGCATAAGAAGGTTATCAACTTCATCAGATAGATTTTCCATCCATTCACATGTTTCAATGTGGAATAAGGGTGTTTCGCGCCCTAGGTATTCATCCCAAAGAACATAGAATTCAGCAAAAGATGCTTTCATAATTAACTATAATTTGACTTAGCTTTTACACTTTGAATAATCGCCTTGGCTTTATTTTTTAAATTTTCCTCATATTTTTTTTGTGTTTCTTCATCTGTACTTGCAGGCGGAATAATCCCCTGTTTCATTCCGATTATTTGGCTGATCTTTGCAACTGCTGAGCTACACTGATTAAAACCCTTATATAGCCAAACCTTGTCGCCTCGGTCCTCTTTTGACTCAAAACCTAAATCAACTGCAGCGAACCCGATTTTCAACATATCATCGGTCATCATCTCCTGAAGTTTTTCTAATTCTGCTATTTGATCATCACGCATAAAAAAGCCCTCGCATATAGTTCATATATACAGGGGGTTCGGTTGGGGTTTGTTGGGTGTCCTACTTTGGTAGTCATAGATTATTAATAACTTAAAATGTATACTTAGTGAGCAAATTTGCAAACAATAACTAGGGGTACATTTAATGAAAACTTTAATTCTTGCAGCTATTTTAGCTTTACCTGCAACTATGACTTTTGCTGGTTCATGTGATCATAGCTGGCAATCTGCTAAAGACGGTTCATCTTGTGGTGATCGTGCAGCTGACCGTCGCCCAGGTGGTCGTTAAGATTCAAAAAAAAAGACTGCATTTGCAGTCCTTTTTTTATTTCACAACCCTCTCAAAGTCAGGTGCACGAATATCGGTAACATCATCACCCCAGAAACGTTCACGGTCTTGTTGTCGTTCTGCTTTACGTAAAGCCTTCTCACGATAGCCGGGTGCAATAGTGTCTTGCATTTCATCAAATACCATACGGTTAATTGCTGCTTTTGTATACCACAAGTTCTGTGCAGGAACTTTACCCTTCACAAATTTGAAAGCCTCATTGCCGAAATTGGTGTCCTTGCCTTCATTGTATTGAGTTAAGTTACCTACTGTTAAACCTAGCAATCCTGTAAAGTCACTACCTAATGGACCAGATACAAAAGAGTTTGCATCACGGCCAGATGTGTCAGTTCCAGCAACTAGAATATCTCCTAAGACTGGCAAGCCACCGCCAGCAACAAGAGAACGCATAAAGAAGCTTCCAGCCTTTTTTGGGTCATTACTATCATAAATAGTCTGTGGATCATTGCCGTTTAGCAACTCTCGAAGCTGTACAACCAATCCACCTAACAACGTCATGGTCACAAACAAAGGTACGCCATATGCAGCTTTACCTTTTAATCCTTCTTGAGCCATTGTGCGACTTCCTTGTCGCATCAAGAATGAAGCCGAGAATGATTTAAATTGCATTAAGCCTTTAAATACCTCACCTGTGATAGTCCCTTTCGCGCCTACAGTCATCCATGTACGTTCACGAAGCCCTGCCTCAATCACGGCCATACCTTGCTCATCAAGTAAATGCGCTTGAAGTTGTGAGGCAACTTGATCTTTCACTTGTTTTGGATCACCAAATGCAGTTAGTTTTTCATCTGGAATTTCATAGATAGAACGCGCTGACATGAGCTGATTACCTTTGCGGTCCACGACTGGTTCAGCCAATTGGAAAACCTGCCATGCTCGCTCATCTAAGCCCGTATTTGAAAGTAATTCACGGTCTTGCACATCAAGGTCATTCCAAGCTTTAGAACGGCTTAAGCGGCCGTATTTCTCCATTAGCAACTTAGTGAAGCCAACTTTAGAAGCCGATGTAAGTGCATTGAGGAATGAAACACGCATAACTTGAGTAGCTACTCCACTAGAGATACGAGCCAACTTTTCAGATTTTCCATATGTTGATGTAAGCCCATCATCTGACCAGCGTGCAATCGAGCCTAACATTTCTTCAGTAGCCAATCCTAAACTATGCGCTAGTTCCCGATCTGCTTTATTGGCTGGGTTAAGCTGCTCTATTAGCCCACCAAAGGCTTTACGATAAGACAAATTGTGAACATGTGCCGTTTTTGCAATAGTGGCTTGGTCTGCCAGTGATGCAATAGTAGTGCCACCAAGCATTGAAGCAACATTCATTGAGCGATAAGCAATACCAAGATTTGCTAAAACTTGTGATTGTGGAGTATTGCCACCGCTAAATTCATCAAACATTACCTGTGCACGCTTGCGACTACTTTGGGTTTTGTTCTCATCAATCCCTTTTTCCCAATCTTTTTTAGCTGCTGCATCCATCAAGATTTTTAAAGCTGTTTTTGGATTGCTACCTAAGTTCTCAACCATGGCAATATCTTTCGATAAGCCATTAATATGAGCTTCGACCAAGTCTACAAACTGCATGCCGCCGAACTCAGATTGATATTCAAGCCATGATTCAGCATCTTTAAAATGTAAGACACGACTTTCACTATGACGGTTAGTAACCTTAGAAGTCCAGCTGCCTGTAGCTTGTCGGCCAACTTCAATTTTATTTGCACCGTCACTTGATAAAGTGTCATAGGTATATTCAAGCAATAAGCGTATTTCTTGCTGTGAATAGTAATCACCGTTCTCATGCACATATTGGCGGGGGTCAATTAGTGATTCAGCTTTGTTTACCCACGCTTCTTTCCCTGCTTTAGCGATCTTTTCTAAGTTGTGAGTTTGTGGCAATCCCCAATTGTCTAGCTTTCCAATGTCGCCACCGTTCCGGTTAAATCGGTCACGCATGGTTTCGAAAACATCGCCCATCTTGTCACTGATCTTTTTAGCTAATGCATCACCTGTGTTTTCACCAAAGCGCTCACGTACAATTTTTTGCACTAACTCTTGGTCTGTGAAGACACCCAAGCCGCCTTTAATATTGGTGTAGAAGTCAACTAACTCCCCACGATAGATTGAGGCAATACCACGTGCTTTAGAGTCGATTGACTGAATGCCAGACATGTCACCGTGAGCTGCAACCATACGGTCTATGACTTCCATTGATGACAATTTGCCATGGTCTAAAGCTGCAATGTTTTGGGACTGTTTAAGAATGTCCTGAGCAGCTATTTTATGCTTGCGCTTTAATTGTTCTTGAATATCGAGAGCAACTTGCTTTGATGCTTCTGTTAATTTTTCTGCATCGGAAAGGTTGCGCCAGTTGTTAATATCTTTGCGTGCAAGATTTCGCATCGTTTCATTGATACGTGCTTCAATGTCTGTAGCTTCTTGAGCTGTAAGGGATTGTTTGCCTAGTGCTTTAGCTACCGCTTGTTTGCATTGTTCTTTCATTTTTTATGCTGCTCCAAATTGTAAAGCACAGTTCAAGGCGGTTTGTGCTGCTAAAATATCTTGCTCAGATTGCTTAATTTCTGCTTCAAGTTCAGCGTGATAATCACGTAATGTCATGGTGAATTCTTCTGGTTCACCCATCGAATTAATACGACTTACTGCAATTGGTTGATCAGGATTTGAGAAAATCACATCAAGCGCGGCTTGTTCTTCTGGTGTTTCGCCGAACAATGAGCCTTGTCTTGGGTCGCCCATGTTTTCAATGGCCTGAATCTCAGTGTTAATGGATTCACTAATCGCCTTTGCGCTCTTGCGGTTATTATCAAAGACCTCAAGAAATCGTCTTGCTCCATCACTTAATCCATCGTCAATAAGCTGGCCTTGATTTAAATAGTCATGAACCTGTAAGCCATTTGCTTTTAAGTCTGTAAGCTTTTGTGCAGCTTGCGCCAAGTCTTGAGAAATAGTGTTCTCAAAGCGTCCACCTTGTTTCACTAAATCATTAAGCTGAGAAAGTTGCGGTGCCGCACGGAGTAAGGCGTTTAGAACGTTTTTACTGTCATCATCTAGGTTTTCAGATAGCCGAGTTACAAGATTTGAATCACCATAAGCACGCTGTACGATTGCCGATTCAATTCGGCGTTTACCTTCTTGAGATAAGCGACCATCACTTGTGATAACTGATCCGCGCTCAGACTGTGGCAATTGGTCTACAAAACTCCGGATATAATCCATTGAGCCATCAATGTTGATAGCGCCATCACTATTGATTTTAAGTAGCGTTGAGTCTGGTAAACGATCTGCATCACTTAATGCACGCTCAGTTGCGCTGAATTGCGCCACATCACTTTCATTGGCTAAACGGGAGAAAGCTACACGGTCAACATCACTAAGACGTGTACGCACTAAAACAGGCTGATTTAAGCCTGATATATCCATGCCTCTACTATTCGCCCAATTCTGAACAAATTCACGGTATGCATCTGCTCGGCCATTATCATAAGCGCGGCCAATAGCCAATGTACGGCCATTACCTGATTCGACAACATTATCGGGGCCAATGATTGGTGCACCGTCAGATAGTTTATAGGATTCACCAAGTAACTCAGGCTTTAAGTCATCGGCCATACGCTCGATTTGCTGGCGTGATGCTTCACGAGTTCGGTCACGTGGTTGTAATTCACTTGGGTAAAGTGGGTTTACACCGTATAAACGGTCATTTGATGCAACTAGATCGGCCCAGTCTTTAAACTCATAAGCAAAGTCATAGCTAGAACCATCCATTCCATAAGCAACAGATCGATTATTATTTTGTAGGTAATTGGAGATATTATTAACGTACTTTATAGTTTCATCACTTACTGGTTTCCCAGTATTTTGCATAGCTTTACCATTCTTAAAGCCACCATTGTAATGTGCCGCAATAACTTTTGGATCTTTAGTCTTATAAGTATCAGAAATTTCTTTAACTAATAGCAAAGCCATTTCAGTGGCATCACTTGGATTGTTAATATCAAATTTCTTGCCACTATTACGCTCAAGACCTTTTTGAGTATCTGGCATAATTTGCATAATTGACTTAGCACCTTTGGGTGATACTTGCCAATTATGTGAGCGTTCGCCACCTTTACGAATTGCTTGTAGCAGTGGAATAGCCCAAGACATATTCATGCTACTGGCTTTTGTTTCTAATACAGCATCAAGTCTTGGATCATCATAACGAATGGTTTTAAATTCACTTGGTGCAATATCAATATTACCGCGAGCAACTGTATTAGGCACACTAACTGGCTGGCCTTTTAAGATTTGTTCCGTAGCAGCATCCAGGTTTTGATAGTGCTTGTTTTGCTGAACTGGGTCTGTGGTTCGAACTGGTAAAGTGGTATCTTCAAACTCAAAGCTATTTTTAACCAGAGCATCATTTAACGCATCATTACGGGTTTCAAAATCATCTGAATTAAGCTGGTTAATTTCAGCGTCAACGTCTTTGTCTAGTTGATTTTGTCTTGATCCTAAGTAACGTGCACCACCAAACATTAGGGAGTTAATAAGCAAATCAGTTGCCACAGATTCGCCTGTAACTTCATATTGCTTTGCCTGCTTATCATAGCCTTTAGATTTTAGAAGCTGCTCACTTGCATATTGCATACCAGTGTTTAAACCAGTAGCACCGCCAACTGACAATGTAGCATCGGCAACTAAACCACCTGAACCTTTGAAGCCATAGCTAATAGGCAGAGCTGTACCAACAGCATCACCTACAGCATTTACACCAGCAACTTTTAAAGCCGTGTCTTCGTCCACACCTTTACGGGTTAAATCGGTATATACATAATTTCCAGTTGAAGCGCCCGTCAATGTGGCAGCGCCCAAAGTACCACCTGTTGCAACACCTAAAGTACCACGCCACAGATAGTCACCTACACCAACGCCGATATTCCCAACTAGACCTGTATTTTCCTTATCTTCAAGATCAGCAATAGTTCCATATACCAAGTCATCGCGTGCCTTTTCACGCTTAGCTTTGTATTCTGCATATGGTTCAATAAACTCATTTTTAGATACATCTTTCAAGCTATAACTAACACGGTCAACAACTGCGTCGATAGGTGCCGAAAGAACATCACCAACTTTGTTTAAACCAACCGCCATACCACGAAAAGGTGACGAGATAGCACCATCAAACACACCTGGTTCATTTGGTCGAGTGTCTGGATGCTGCAAGCCCTGACTGTTTGTTTTTTCAAAATCCTGTTGGGTTTCACTTGATAAATCAGATAGCCAGTTACTCATTATTTATCTACCCCATTTAAGCGGATGCGCCAGACATTACCTTTAACCGCAAGAGGGCGGCCACGCTCATTGATTAGGTCATACATCAAGTCACCATTAGCAGCTTTTGTTGGAGAACGTGCTAATCGGAAGTTATCTAAATCGTTTACTGACATACCTGTAGCTTTTGAAATGTCTGAATAGCCTTTTTGTATTTTGGCTTCGAATGTTGAATCAGTCATTCCATATGGTTTAGACACCTTCCAATCTGGAATACTACGATCTGTGTAGTCCTTAAAACTTCCTTTTTGCGTATAAACTCCACCAGTAGCCAAACCTAGAGCAGTACGCCCTATTTCTTCTTTGTATTCATTCTCATTTGTATGGGTTTGCCCACGTGCCTCGGTTAGGTATGCGTAGATAGCTTGGAAAGCAGCATAGTTAAGATTGGCTGTTTCACCAGATACAGACTGACCAACGTACTTGTTAAATTTTTCTTTTAACAAAGCATCTTTAGGCTGAATCATTTGCTTATTCTTAAGCGCCTGCTTACCTGCAACGATTGCTGTTGCTACATCTAACCCAGCGTCAGAACGGAAATTATTGGCACGCGCATAGCCTGCCATTTGGTAAGCCTGATCACCATTGCCTAACTGCCCTAACGCTTCGCCCCAAATCTTTGCACCATTCTTCACGCCTTTAGTTTGGGCAATCATAGAACTAATCAAATTTAACTTTTGATCTACGGTTGCTTCTTCCCATGCTTGCTTTGCAGCTGGAAGCGCTTCATTAGGAATAGGTTTGATTGTTGCATTTGGGTCTTTATCACGCTGTGCTACTTGATAAGAGCCAATGGTTACTATGTTTTTAGCAAAATCATTAGGATTTGCCTTAAGCATTTGCGGGTTTATTTCGGGAAGTAAAACACCTTTTTCACGCAAAGCTTGAGTCGGGTTTTCTTTAGCAGTTTTTAACTTGTTGTCGTAAATACTTTGATAGGTAGCTAAAATTTTATTTTCTGCTACTGGATCAGCCGATGAGCTATTTTTCATCTTTGCTTTACGGTTGTTAATTTCGGCTAGCTGCTGGTTTGTAGGCAAAGCTTGAAAGCGAATAAAGTCAGCAGATTGTTTTTTATAAAACTGATATTCCGCCTCTGATGGTGTGCCTTTTACCGCTTGCTCAACATCACTTTGATATTTCAGATCCAGTGGGCGACCTGTCAAAGTACTTTGAATAAACTCATTAACGACCTTTTCAGCTTCATTAATTCGCTTGTTTTCTTGCACCTGCTGACGCTGTTCAAGCGTGGTGATCTTGCTCTGAATTTCAGTTTGAAACTTTTGTACTGTAGAGCCATCAATAAATTTATAGTTCTTCAAGCCTGCTGCTGTAGCCCTGAGAGCTTCAATATTATTACCTGCAATGGCTTCCGTGATTTGCGAGTTAATATCATTCACATCACGCGCAGTTTCATACTTGATTGCCAGCTCACTTTTCTGAGCTTCAGACAAAGGTAGTCCCATTAAATTATCAGAAAGGTATTTCCTACCTTCTTCACGGCTCATACGTGTGGCCACATCAAAATAACGGTCAGCTAGCACCCCGCCTTTTTGTTCATCTGCACGTAATTGCAACCCCATGAATGAAGTGCGCTGGCGAACCACATTGCTATCCCAATATTTTTTTAATTCTTCTTGGGAGTGACCCGGTAAATTAGGCTGCAACTCTGTGAATTTTTGAGTTGAAAAAGCATTGAGCTCTTCATCTGCCTGCTTAGCATTGATTGTGCCATTACCAAGGCGGTTTTTAATATCAACCACTTTGTCATTGAAGTCAGTAGATAATGATTCATCTAGCTTTAATTGACCTTCCTTTGCCTCAAGCTGGTTGTTATAGAGCTCTAGGTTTTTGGCTGTTACTTCTTGCTGTCGTTGCTGCTCATCAATAAGACGGCCTTGTTGTGTAGCAACTTGGCCGAAATTACTTACAGCATCAGCAAGCATATTCAAGTTACTTTGAGGCAAGCGTGTTTCCTGAACTTCGGGAAGTGCGTTGCCAAAGTTTCCCATTGGGATACGCGCCATTATTTCCACCCCTTCTTAGCTGAAACGCCTGCCGACACCATGTTTAATGCACCTGAAGCCAAAGCAGTATTTGCATTTTTACCGTATTGATCTGCCTGAGCCATTAACCGTTGTGATGCGTTATAGCCAGTCTGTCGCGCAATCTCTGCGTCATATTGGCCTGCTTTTTCAATCTCATCATTAATCTTAAGCGCTGTACCTTCATTCACATCTAAACCGTTGGCTGCTGCTGCTGCACGTGCCATAGACTGTTGTTTGGTTTTCTGCTTAAGGATGCGTTCAGCTTCTAAACGACCTCTTGAAGCTTGCGCCGATGCGTCTGCTTCTGCTTGCTTCTCTGCTGTTTTAGATTGTGAATAAGCTGAATATCCCGCCAAAGCTGCACTTGCTACAGCAGCAGCGGCACCAACTGCTACCCATGTCATTATTCAATCTCCTCAAATTTGCTTGGTAAAGCAGCAAGGAATTGCTCTTTTTCTTCCTCTGGTACAATTACCTGCTGTTCTATTTCTTTAAGATCAGTGCTTTGTGTAGGGTGAATGGTGATACATGAAGTATCTTCGTGAAAATAACCAACCCTCTGTGTTCCCGGCATTGTTCGCAATACGCATGGAGCTTTAATATGCTCAATACCATTCTCAGTCATCACACTACAGCTACCTGTTAAGAACATAATGAAATGCTCAGTGCGATGCATTTTGCTCACGCAGAATGTGCCTGCTTTGGCATCCATTTGCCGCATATAAACATTCGGAGCAAAGTGGTGTGTAATAGGGAAATCTGCTGGTTCAAGTTCACCAGATTCTAATCTTTGCACTGTTTGTTGTTTTAAATCTCGCACCACATCAATGTAGAGCTTGTTATGTATGTCTCCTAGAACATAGGTTAAAAGCTCTTTATTGTCTGGCGATATAACCTCAGTCATGGGCTAACTCCATATCAAGTACAGTCCCGTATTCGCGCAAGCCAAAATGCTTGTACAAACGAATACACCCAAGAGATTCAACGCCTGTTGTAGTGCCACACTGGATACGGTCAGCTTTAAGAATTTTTGCCCAATTGATAAAGGCGCTTACTAACATGTAGGCAACCCTTGTTTTTCGAAAATCTGGCTTGACGTACATCACATAATCAAAAGCAATTTTCTGATTGTTAAACCAATCCTTGCCAATCCCGCCTGCAAAACCACCGCAAAGCAAACCGTTATGCTCTACTACAAAAATCACCCCCTCTTTGAGCAACTTTTTAAAATGGTTTTCTGCTGATTCTGGGCAATAATGCCGATTCTGGTAGTTTGGCGCCTCATCAATAAATGATTTACCAAACTCGACCAGTGTCGGAATATCGTTAAGTGTGGCAACACGAAGCTTCATGCTTATCGCTCATTAACTGAAATCTCTATAGCTAAAGCTTGCATGTGGAAAGGAAGGGGTTTGTTAAGTGATATTTTGATCTCTGTTTCGTACAGATCACCAAAGTCACCACCTTCGTAGATGTGACGCCCAGTAAATAGATTTTGTCCATCCATAGGCGTGTGATTGAAGTCAAATAGCTCTAGGACTTCTCCATTAAATAAAGGCCCTAATGTCTTCATGAAAAAGAATGCAACGCGCTGAATTTTGGCTTTTGCAAGAATTGTAGTTGCAGGATTCTGTGACAACTCAGGCGGGAATAGGTCCACTAAACCATCAAATGCCATACCTAATTGGATCTGTCCTGTCTCATTATCATTGAGGATTTTTAAATTATTGCCTTCCCGCTCATAAGGCACTGTGTAGTAATAACCACTTGTTGTTTTAAGCAAGTCAAACTTATTTAAATAAAGGGAATTAGTAACACTAACAGTATTGTTTGTGATGGCTACTGTGCGTTGTGAATCCATATTTGCTGCTTCATGGATTTCTTCTAGACATGTTGTGCCATTCCGGTTAATCAACAAGAAGCATTGGTCACTACCCAATTTTGTAGGCAATGAACAAAGTGAAATTGCAGTCCCACCAAAATCATGTTGCGCCCAAGCTAACACCTCTTGATCACGGTTAAAGGTTATTGATGCGAGCTTTCCATCTCCAAGTTTGCACCAGACTAATGATTGCGGCTCTTGCTGGTACGTAATCTCGTCAATTCCACCGTGTTCTTCACCAATATGTGAAGCTAAAACACTAATCTCAGGTGATACAAGACCATCAACTTCATAGCGGTATGACAAAGCTCTTAAGCGCTCGCCACCACGTTGTACAAACAATAATTCATTACCTACACGACAAGGACGAGTAAGCGGATAAGCTCCATATGAAGTATGTTCATTGATCTCAACTGATGTTGGCGTCAGTGCTCCATCAGCACTAATCATGTACTCACCACCTGAGGTTAAACAAACAACTCCGCGTGTCGCCTCAAGAAATAGAATTGAGTTGGATAGTCCAGAAGCGGAAACCACACTAAAAGCGTCAGCGTCTTCTGTTGTCTCTAAGAAGTTGGCATTTCCAGCTACAGCACTAAACCAGATCTTATTGGGTGAAACTTTGGTATTAGCTAAAACAAGGCGCTGTTTGAAGAAAGTCACACATCTTGGATAACCATTAGTTGCATTAAAAGCAGGTGGCGTAATGGTCCAAGATCGCTCAATAGCTACAGTGTCAGATTCAAGTTCTTTTACAACTTCACCAAGAACTTCATTTGCACTATTGAACTTAGTGATCTTGATTATTCCTCCATTTACATCAATGTAACTTCCAACATCTGCTGCCGTAAAAACATCTGAAACCGATGAAGTTACTTCTACCCAATATTCAGGATTGGATGAAGGGATTTTATTTGTACTATTTTTTAATGCTTGATAGTACTTCCCAGAATAGGTAACAACATCATTAGTCACATAGTCAGCAGTTTCATTCCAAGCTGGTACTGGAGTGCTAACAAAAGAAATTGTTGTTCCTAATTCCTTTGCACTTGGTGTCCCCTTACGAAATGGGCTCCGCGCGCTCTCATCATCAAGTGGTGGATGAATGAACCCAAATAACGCCATCTCCCAGTTTGTGTAGTCCTCAGAACATCTAAACCGATAAACAGGCACTTGGCTGTGAGTCATAAACATACTGTACCGGTACTGCACGAATTGAACTTCACTTACTTGTGCTGCTGTGTATGGCGAGATAAGAGTAGTAACAATTGCATATGTCCGCGGATCGTAGACAACGAGTTCATTGTGCTTAAAAATTAATAAATAGGTCTTGTCTGAGTTCACAACAAAAGGAATTAGACGCAAAGCACCAGTAAAAACGGTTTTAAAGTACGTGCCTGGTCTTGATTTAACCCCACCCTCTACCAATGGGATCACATTACGCAGTTGTCTTGCGCCATTGGCATACTGTTGAATATCGGTACGTGTTGTTAAATACGGTGATAGCTCACCCGCGCTAAAGTTGTTTTTAATGATTGAAGTTTTCATGGGTAGCGCACCTCAATCAAACTTGCCTCGCCTTCCGCAAAGTCTTGTGCTGGTCGTTCCTGACCATTAATAGCCCTAGCCTGCTTAAGCAGATTCATTAATTTTTGATATGCACTGTCTGATTCCGCTTGGCTACCTGTAATTGGTTTAGCGATTTTGGAGCATAAATATAGCGCCATAGCCTCAGAGAGTAAGGAATCCCATGTTTCTTCGTTATCATTGTCATAGATGTACACCAATTGAATTGAATCTTGATTAGATAAGATGTGGCGGTTTTCAAACTCATAGCATTGGGTATTAGGATCAAAGACGCGCAGGAAATCCCGTGGCAAAGGGAATGCATTTTTATAGCCGAATGTTGGATGTGTTGTTGATGGAGCCAAAACCACGCGCTTTTTTGCACATGACCAAGGATGCATCCGTAATAAGGATTTACGTGTAGAGTCATACAGCACAGCACATCTACGTGCGTTCTCTGTATTTTCATCAAAACTTATAATTGACTTGGCGCCACATAGGTTTAGCGCCTCATTGCAGATGCTTATATTTGTGGTAGTCATAAAGAAAAAACCTCAACCATTTTAATTATGTTGGCTGAGGTTTTGAGTTGATTTGTTGGGTGTTAGAACTTACTTAAAATGTCCTGTAACTTTGCTTCGGCCAAAGAAGTAATTTCATTTGATACTGGAGCATCAAGCACTTTAAGCAAAAAATTCCCTTTTTCAATTAAGGTATAGTGGTTGGCGTATATGTTGTCATATGAACCTTGCACAGCTTGAGTCTCTTCTAATTTATTTTCATCTGACATGATAGTTTTCCTTTAGATAATTAAAAAGCACCCCACCGCCTGCCCACGGGTGGGGTGAAAGTGTTAAATCAAGAAGTCAATTGCAACGACCTTATCTTCGTTAGCACGACCTGCCGCCATAGACTGAACACCACCCATTTGCATGATGTTGTTTTTATCTGGACGTTCATTGATTTTGAATTGAGCAATTGGCGCATCGCCATAATGTGTAGATGTTTTTGTATACATCACAGTACGACGTTCTGTTGCACCACCAGCACCATTATCTAATTTGTTGTATGGCACCCAATTAATACCAAGCCATTTCTTACTTAATGAGCCTTCTTGCAGCATCTTAACTGCCATGAAGTCTGCACTTGTTAGTGTTGTATCAAGCAAGATCTGTTCAAGCATTGTTGAGTTATAAAGGATAGTGATTTCTTCACCATTTTCTTCATCACATTCGTTGTCTCGGAAAATTGATTTAGCTTTAACTAACTTCTGCTTTGTAAAGCCTGCACCACCTGCAAGTATGATTTGTGAAGAAGGCAAGGAAACAATACTTGTTTGCTCATCACCAGCATCATCAACAGTTTTACGTGAGATTGACCCAAGAATTGCTTTATAAATCACATCATCTACTTTACGCTCACGTGCAGCGAGCCAAAGTTTTGCATACTTATCTTGAGGACTTGCTTTTAATTTTGGTACGTCTGAGTGTTCAATTGGAATAAAGAGTTTTTTATCACTCATAATTGCAGTACGAACACCAGCGGTTGGAATCTGCCACGTTGTGTCTGAGAAACGAGCGTAATCCTCCATTTCCACAGTACCTAAATCGTTAATGGTGAATGAAGCACCTTGAATACGACCTCGGTTAGTAATTGTTTTCAACAATCGAGATTCCATCTGCTGTGTAGCCAGATCGAACGTATCATGGAATTGTTGAATAAAAGCCGATGTAATCTGGTTTTGATTCACTGTTGACATATCGTTTTACCCCTGAAACTCTTTTTGATATAAGCGTTCAACTTGTGCATACACCTTTTTGTGATCTGGGTGGTTTGCATCCATGTACGCTTGGCTTGCCATTAATTCTTCACGACTTTGCCCCGAACTTTGTTGAGTGTTTTGAGGCGGCACATCTTCACCAAGCTGCTTACCGAAATGAGCAAGTAGTTTGATGACAGTCGGGTTGTTGCCAATTGTTGGGTTTTGGATTTCCTCACCTGAAAGACCAGCTGCTTGAGCTGCTTTCATAGCTAATCCAATGTTTGCCTGAGTCTCTGCACCCCACTCTTTTTGGAGTGTTTCTTTGCATGTCTCAGTTTGCATTTGCGACATTTGAGCCATAACTTCTGGAATGATCTGGTTGTACTTGTTCAGCACAAAGCCAAGCTGTTCATTTGATAGGCCCGCTTCATGAGCTTCTTTTAGAAACTCTTTGTTTTCATCAATGGACTTAAACTCGTCAAAGTTAAAGCCTTCAATTTCAATGCTGTAATCGTCCGGTGTTGCTACTGTCGCAGGCGTAGTAACTTGCTCAGTTGCTTGCTGACCTTCACCACCTTGGCTTTCTTGACCACCAAGCAAAGTTGTATCCGCTGTCTCAGTGGCTTCTGTAGTGGTCGTTGTTTCTTGGGCTTGTTCAGTTGTCATCAGTAGTTACCTCAGATTGATTTTGTTGATTCGTTGTTGCTTTATTTGCTTGGATGATGATGTGATCGACTACAAACTTTTTACCCGCCTTAAAGCAGGTCTCACGGTCAGCGTCATGACCACCACGGGTATAAGAAACCCCGCCAAACAGATTGACCAAATCGTCGAGGATGTCGCGGCCAATTGGGTTTGCTTCAAATAGCGTGTAATAATCCATTGGAGTTGGTTTACGCGGATAGCGTTGTCGAATGGCCTTATCTGCAACTAATGGCGCTTCTTCTTGTTTTTCTTCAATCCGCTCAAGTGCTTCTAATTTCTTGCGAGTCTCAGCGTGATCACGGACTTCATCCCAGTGCTTTTGGGTAGCTTTCTCTAGGGCATTTTGTTGAATAGCAATAATTACCACCAAGGCGAACATTGCAGCTATGAAAATTAAATAAATCATTGCATTACCTCGCTAGCCATTCCTGTAATTAGGCTTGGGTCCTGTGTAACAGCGGCTTTTGCTCCATCGGCAATTACACCGCCCATTTGTTGGGCCATTTGCTGTTGCATGGCTTTTTGTTTCTCTTCTTCCATGGCTTTTTGACGTGCCGTACGTAGCTGGTCCACTTCTTCATCAGTACGTAATATTGATTGCGGAACACCACGACCACGGGCCACCACGTTTGCAGCTGCATCTAGATCAACAACATCAAGAACAGATTTATCCACGGCAGCGAATTGAGTAAGCGCTACGACAAACTGTTCAGTTGCAATGACTTCATCTAGACGCTGAGCACGTGCCAAAGGTGAAATAAACTTGAATGAAAGGTTTGCACCCCATAACTCACGTGGAGGTGGTGGAAGCACACCAGAGCGCAAAGCAAGACCAAAGCAACGATCAAGCAACGGCATTAAGAATTCAGATTGAAGACGGCCATATAACGGGCCAAGTTGCTGACGAATGATTTCTACACGAGTATTAATCTCTGTAGCAGTCATTTGCTGTGTGCCAATAGGCGGCAACTGATCAGCCATTAACTTTTTACGGATGCCGTTTTGTAGGTTGTTAAGTAGATACTCAGCGATTTGGAAATTCACACCATCATCTAGGCGTTTCATTGACTCAACGCTATTGGCCACAACAACTTTACGTGGGCCAACCTTGATAGTATGAGGATTCAATACGCCATCATCTGAAGCAATCCACATCCCACAAATTTGCATATCTGCTGCACGCAATGTTTGACGCACAAGCTCGTTACAGGTCTTAGCATCCGGTAATGCCACTGACATTTGACCGTTGCCATAAACTGAATTTGGCAAGCGTCTTAAGCGCGGAATAGAGCATGGAAACTCTTGATAGCCCGACTCTTTTAAGATGATTTGATGGTTCAGATCCACATGATATGAAGCGAAAGCCATATCAGTGTTTAATTGCCCTGCTCCTTTAGTTTTGCGTGGTTGAATGACATGCAATAGCTTGAATCTACGCTCTGGCTCTGTACGTGCTGCATTAACAACATCACTTGCACATTTGTCTTCACCATAAGCATTCACCATAGCTTCTGCGGTCATCTCATGTTCACGGTAAATGATGTCTACAACACCATTTGGACGACTTGAACCAATCCAACAAGAACCAATAGGCCATGACTCAAATACATACCCACCGCCTTCTTTATGATCGATGTCTGTATAGAGAACACCCCAACCAGCTACGGTTACATCTGTGATAGTTTCAAAGGCTTCACTGTCAAAGTTTGCAGCATGGATATTGCGCCACATGAACTGACAAACAGTTTCTAACCAACGTTCACCATCTGTGAGCTGGGAAATGTCATCCACACCATCTGGTGCAGCTTGAAACCAAATAGAGTTCGCAGGTGTAACACCTGACATGATCATTGACACAAGGAGCTGAATTGCTTCTGCCGCGGTTGAATCAACTAAATCTGCGCGCTCTTTTTCACGCTGTGATTTTGGATTGTCACCGATGAATGATTGTTGACGCTCTGGTGCTCCATACTTATAGCATTCGCCCCAGTGCGCCTCATGTATATTTCGGCTGAGCTTCATTTGCCCAAACCGAGCGCATAACTGCTTAGCCTGAATATCCATCAACCACCGCCTAATGTAGTTTTATTATTTGGAACAGTTGAGTTCATTGAGCTTGCCAAGACGCTATCTTGCTTAGCCAAGTTACGCTGAGCCTTCTTTTTGTTAGTCTCTTGCGTAGCTTTCTCAGCAGCTAATTGCGCTTCTGCTTCTGGATCGCTTTGAACGACTTTAGGACTTCCGCACATGCTTACTCCTCCGTCCAAACATGACCCTTGCCTTCAACAAGCTTGAATCGGCCTTTCGTTTTAGGCGTAGCAGGTGCATTAGGTGATTGAGACAAGATCGCGTCTAGCTTTTGTTCAATACGCGTTTGGTTTTCTACAATTGCAGTTGCCCACTCAGGAATATCCGGAGGTGTTGGAACTTCTGGATCTTGAGGACCAGATAAGATTTCAGACAAAGCAGCCTCAGCCTGATCTTTAGTTGAAGTGTCTTGGTTTGCATCTGGTGTTTGTGCTTGTTGTTCTTGATTCTGTTCAGCGGTCACACCAGGTGTTTTAATTTCTCGTTTATTCGCAGCCATGAAAAAGCCCCATTCGTTGTGAATAGGGCTAGTGTTGTGTTTATTAAGTTGGGGTTTGTTGGGTGATTAAATGTCTTCTAATTTCACCAATTTAAAGCCATCTTTTATTGGATCTCCGTCATCCTTATAATTTACGAATAAGTTTGAGTCTATTACACAAATATGAGAAACATCTTGATGCCAACCATCATCATTTAATATAAAAGACGATTCTGTTTTCCATACATCAACTTGCAAATCGAAATCAAATTCAGGGTATTCCTCTCGCTCCCAATCAAAGCCAAGTTTAAACAGTTTTTTCTGCGCTTCATCCCAAGCAAACTTATTTGGTGTTTCAATACAAATATTCATTCCTTATAACCTCTTCATCTCATCACAATAGATACACAAATACGCCTTATAAATCCAGCAGTACTGGTACTCGTGGTTGCAAGCCTCTTTGAATGTGGTCATGGCAGCACCTCAAAGTATTTGCTGAAAGATTTATCGTTATGTGCGACATGAACTAGGGTTAATGGTGAATCTGTTTTATACAAATAATCTCCTATATCAATGCCATGATTCCCGATAAACCCAGACAATACAAAGCACTCACCTTGCATATACACCTTTGAATCAGTACCTTTTAGGAAATCTTCTAGTTCCTCTGTGATTCCTTCAAACCGTATTGATTCATACTCTTGCGGGATTGTTCTTAGCTTCACTGTCCTTCCCCCTTGAGCGCTTGCTCTAACACCTTCACACCGCACACAATTACTTCTTCAAAAGTGGCAGTTGGATATTTCATTTCCTCAAGTACTTCTTCCATTGTTTGAGTTAAAGCATCCACCCGCTTTTGCAGCTTCAGCATGTTTATGCCTTGTTGGGTGTATAAGGTTTGCAGCTCGTCACGCTCTTGCTTGATCTTTTTAAAGTGAACTTCATGACCAATCACTTCACCGTGATGAGATGCTTTAAGCTCCTCCACTTTCGCTTGTTGGTGCTGGTAAGCCTTCTTTGCATTTTCCACTTCGATTTGAATGTAGCTGCCATCTTCATGCTTTTCGAATATCCAATTAAGATCAGGGTTATAGCCAAAATTATCTAAGCAATGTTCTTTATAAAATTCTTCAAACTTATCCATCTCAAACATCCTTTGATTTACACAGCGGGCTGATCCGGTTTTCTATGGGGAAGTCGTCGCCCATGTCTTGATTCTCTTGCTTGATAGGCAAACTGTTTTGTGTATCGTTTTGGCATAAATTTGAAACACTACAATCACTTATTGCTTGATCGTTGCTTGATTCAATGCGGTGGCCTGCTGCGACTTCTTCTGTAGAAGCGGGATTGAACATTGCAGAACCATAAATACCCTGTAGCATTTTTAATTCTTTGCCATCTTTTAACGGAACAACCTCAACTGCGTCTGTATATACGTAAACCACTTTCCACAATGAAGTTGACTTGCTAGGCTGGTTAAGGGTATTTCGCTTAACAAGTATTTGACCAACTTTAAACTCACTCATGGCTGGCTCCTTTAAACATCGACCACACAAACGCTAGATACCCAATCAAACAAACAACACCGATAAACGTTGTCTTAAATCCCGCATAAAGAATTGCACTGGCGATAAGAAGTACTGCAACTTCCTGTTGATATTTACTCATCCCCGCCTCCGTATATTGATTCGTAGTCTTCGATACATTCCTTCAAGTAACCCATTCCATTTTTGGTGCGTGATGTGAACCTTGCTTTCTCAATTCCACCAAACTGCTCCACGATGCGAAGGCTTTCCAACTTCATTTTCAGGTCATTGATTTTTACTGGTTCAAAGCCAAGCTTCTTGAAGTACTCACCATCGTTATCGGTTAAGTTCCAAGCCTCATGAATGCCATTGTGAAATTCAAATTGTGGTTTTGTTCTGAAGTAGTAGCCATCTTGGTAGCTTTCAGCATTGCTAGGCGCACCCTCAATCACCTCTCTCGCCTT